AGCTTGAGAAAGCAAGTCTCCTAAAAATCCAATAACAGCTTGTATTGCGTTCCCTACTGCATCTTTAATAGCATTCCACGCGTCGCTCACAGCATTTCTTAATACTTCTGATGAATTCCACAAAGCAACGAATATAGCTATTAACGCTGCTACGCCTGCAATAATTAAAATTATTGGCGCATCTATAGCTGCAATAGCAGCTGCTATCCCTTCGAATACTGGAGCCAATGCCGAAGCTACAGACATAAGCGCCTCTATAACCGTTCCCGCACCTGTAAACACTTTAATAAATGTTCCGATAAAGTCGATAACACCTAAGATAGGTGGACCTAGTGTCATGAATACACCTGCTAATGTAGCAATTAAGCCTAACAATATACCAATAGCAGGGTGTGCATCAGTTAAGTTTTTGATAAACTCTGTCATAGCAATAGCTACATCTAAAACTTTTGCAGCTAACGGAGCCATAGCAGTAGCAACGTTAATGATAATCATCACCAAATTACCCAGTAATGACATTAGTTTTGGACCGTTAGTGTTAACGTAATCCATAAATTTCTTAAATCCATCTGATTTAGCAACAGTAGCACTCCAAGAAGCAAACTTCTCAGACATTTGAGCAAGTGATTCTAAAATAGAGTGAGTATTAGGTGCGAATGCTTTCATAAGGTTAAATATTCCTTTGAAAGTATTACCAAATATCTGACCTATTAACGGTAAATTTTGTTTTGTATACTCTACAAATGATTTAATAGCTTCTTGTCCTGCAGAAGATTGAGCCCATGAATTAAAAGCTTGTCCCATTCTTTTGAATCCTGCTGCAGCCCAATCTGCAAGTGGAGCTAACTGTGTGAGAACACTTACAACACCACTTCCAAAGTTACCAGCTGCACTTAGCATATTATTGAATATTCTTACTCCTGTTGTGCCCATCATTTGGAAAAACTTTTGTGCAACTTGAGAGTTTTTAGCCCAATCGAGCATTTTAGCACTTGCTTGTTCCATTCCTTTAGACACGCCACTAATAAAAGGAGATAAACCCGCTAAAGCAACTTTGATCATGTTTAGGCCATTAGCCATTGTGTTAAAGATTTGGCTTTGGTTTTTCTCTATAATACCTTGCCATGCATCTTGCACACCTTCTAAAGCGCTTTGATATTTTTTAGTTTCAGCTGTAGCTTGTAGAGTTCCATCGTTAAGCATTTTAATAGCACTTGCAGCCATAACTCCAAATCCCATAACTCCACCTGCAGCAACACCAAATGCAGCTGCTAATCCTGCAGCTCCACCAGCTACAACCCCGATAGCGTTAAGAACAGCAAATAATGCAGGAACCATCGAAGCAATGATAGGAACTACCAACGTTATATTGGAAATTAAAGAACCCTTTATCATGTTAGAAATTACGGTACCAATTGTTCTGATACGTGTAGCTAAAGCGTTCCATGAGTTCATAGAACTATCAATACCAGCTACCATTGCTCTAAATGCACCTTGTGCTTTATCTGAATCAACATCTATCCTAGTGTGTATTCGGTTAGGAATTGAACGTAACATTGCTTTAAGCGCTAAAATCTTAGACACAGCAGCGCCTTCGTTAACTTCGACAGTAGCTTTCGCTTTTTGTCTCGCAAAGCTATTAAGCGACTTCTTAGCTTCTGCTATTGCTACACGAGCTTTTGTAGCGTCTGCATCTAAATGAGCACTATAAGAATTCCCGTCAAACATATCTAAATCAATCTGTAGCTTAGATAACGTTGATATAGCTCTTCTTGCGTCAACATCAGCATGTGCATTAGCATTTGATCCATCGAAACGTTCTAAATATGCTTGTGCTTCTTCAATATTAGCTTTCGCGCTTGCTACATTAGCGTCTAACTCTGCGTCGCCTCTGTAAGCATCGAATTTGCGTACATATTCTTCAGCTATTTGTACTTTGCTTTTAACTTCGTCAATATCTATATCAAGGTCAGCTTCTGCGCGAGTGTTATTAAATGATTCTATTTCTTTTTTAGCTTTGTTTACTGCGCTAGTTACACCTGATGCATCTGCATCAATTTCATTATCTTTGATTTTGTCCATAGTGCCTTTAAAACGCTCTGCTGTGTTTTTAGCTGCTTGTATAGCGCTTTTGAACTTTTTAGCGTTAGCTTCTATTGTCGCTTTAATACTGTAATTAGCTTCTGCCACGTGTTCCCACCTCCTTATTTATTTAATTCTGCAATTTGTTGTAGTAAGTCTTTTGGTGGTTTATTTTCCTCAAATTTGGCTTCTGAAGCGAATTTGATAGGTTCGCCTCTGTTTAATCGTTGAATATTTTCTTGGTAATGCATAATATCATCGGCACTTTTGAAACGATATTCTGTCTCGCCTTTTTTACCGCCACGTTTCTTCTTCTCGGCAGCTGCGTCTCTAATAGCAAAAGCGAGTTTGTACATATCCATATCTTTATCTAGTTGCTCATACTCTAGTGCATACATACGATAGTTGAACTCCCTAAGTGTCATTCGCTCTATGACATCTAAATCATAGATTTTGAGCTTACTCATGCATAAGATAACAATACGATCAAACGTTAAAAGTTCATCCTCTACTTCTTGCTGTTCTTTTTGTATTTTTTCGGAACGAGGTTTTGGGTTAAAACACGCTTTCCCAGTTCCTCGATAACTTCATTACAAAATTCTTCAAGACCAGTATTTTCAATAACATTCTCAACAACTTCTTCTAAGTCTTTTTCTGTTTTAGGAGCGCCTTTTTCTTGTGCTGTTGCTGCTTTAATCACTTTTGCAACATCTACTACACTGTGGCTTTCTAATGCAGGTACTAACATTTCTGTACCTTTACCAAAGTTAACTTGTTCAGCTTCCATGCCCATTTCTTTATCAATGATGTTTAAGAACTTTAATCCAAATGATAATTCGATTGTTTTACCGTTAAATTTGATTTCCATATTTTTAATTACCTCACTTTATTTTATTAGTCAAAAAGAAAAGAGGGCTTTAAGGCCCTCGTTATTATACACTTTCTACTGTGCTAGGTTGGTTAGGTTGTGGGATATCTTCTGAAGCAAGACCATCGTTCGCAGGATCTGCGGCAACAGTATCGTGGAAGCCATAAGCTGCTTTGTTTTTCTCGATTTGTTCTGGTAAAGTAGCCCAGCCACGTTTCTTTTTAAGATATACACCAAATTCTGTTTCGAATTCTGCGATATCATCAGCGTCATTTGTACGGTCAATACTATTCCAATAACCTTGACGATATTCAGCTTTGTATTTACCTTCCGAATTTTTCACTTTTTTGTTAATGACCCATAATTCATATGGTACATCTTCTTCTGTAGCGTCTTCGATTTCATCGCATAACGTATCATCTTGGTTCATGTAGCAAGTGATAGTTACGGTAGACTCTAAAGTACCTCCAGAGTTAACAGGACCATCAACAGTAGCTTCTGTATCTCTATCTTTTTCAGTTTCGCGTTCTAGTTCTGTTACCCACATTACTTTATTTGCATCTTTTTTATCGCCAGCCTTACGAATCAAGACTAACTCATCAGTACCTTGTTTAATTGCCATAGGTTTTGCCCTCCTAAAAAATTATATAAAAAAAACAAGCCAATTAATGACTTGTGTATTCAATATTTATTGTTATATGTGATAATGCTTGATTACTTTCTATTTCGATAGCTTCGTTGATATCTAACTGTGGATTAAACAAACTAAAACCATCGAGTTGAATATCGTCTAACATGATATTTTGAACTTGCATCAGCAAATTGTCATTAGCACTTTTATCAATATCCAACCCCCACAGATGAACGATGGCGGTAGGGTTACCTCCAAAACTGTCAAAAGTTAACAAGTTCATGCTATCTGTAGTAGTTTGAATAGCAATAAAAGGATATTCAAGCTCTTGGTTAAGTTCTTTAGTTTCAATTACAGGGACACCAAGTTCACTAAATTTTTCATATAAGTAGTTGAATAGTTGAAGTTTAGCTGATTGTTTCATTACATGCCACCCGTTTTACCGTTTATTAATTTCTCGAGGTCCTCTCTGACTTTTCGAGTGTATCTTTCATAAACAGGGAACATAAAAGTTTCAGGAGCCATGTAGCGTGTACCGTATTCAAGGAACGAACTGTACCCAGCGTTAGAGGTCACAGCATACTTCATATCGCCAATTTTTGTATCTCTAATCATTCTAGCTAAATTTCCTGTCCAGTAACCTTTGTTCATTACTGACTTAGCGCTCACAACAGTATCTCTAGCGAACTCGCCAGCATTGTTTTTGAGCACTTCGTCAACGTCATCATCAATGCTACTGTGCATTCGATCTAGCTTTCTAATTAGAGCATCAATATCTCCAGCCACTATTTAACCTCCTCTGCATAGAATACAGTGTCGTGTTCATAGTCGATACGTTTAGTGATAATGTACTTTGAATCTTTGATATAAACATGAGTCACTTTTGGTTCAAAACGACCATTTAAGCGAATGACGTTAATATCTTTGGTTACATCTCCATACTCAAGATTAGTACGTTGCGGGGATAAAGGCGATGTATTACAAGGAACTTCGTTGTACACTTGTTCCTTAACATCGTACTTACTTGTTTTAGGATTATAACCACCTTTAATTTCCTTAGAGAACTTCACGCGCTTGTTGTATCTCAATAGAAAACACCTCTACCACGTTTACTTGTCTCTTTAGGAAACAAAGCATCGATAACATTCATATACTCATCAAAATCATTGCTTTGAAAAGTATTAGAACGTCCATCAATACTTTCTTGCGTCATTCCTTCGGCGCCAACACGATTAAAGCGTTTGACTGATACTTCTTCCACGATGTACTCGAGTCTTTCAGGTATTTCCTCGGTTTCAAGTGGGAGTAAACTAATCAAACGCTTTTCTGTATTGTTTATGATTATTTTGAGTAGTTCATCTTGCTTATCATCATCGATAGAGAGTAACATTTTTACATTTTCTAATACTGCCATGTTATCCCTCCAATGCTTTAAGCATTACCGCTTTCGTATCGTCTTGTGATACATCTACATTATGTTTTTCAGCTATTTCTAACAATTCAGCTTTTGTTGCTTTAGCATCTACATCTAAAGCGATGTATTGCTCGTTATATACGTTTTGTTTATGGAATAGTTGTTCGATACGTTCACTAGTAATATCAGTAGGGAATTCATTTCCTAATTTATATTCTTTACCATCTTCTTTATCTACGAACGGTCGAACTACTTTATAAGAATAAGCCATAAGTTAGACCTCCTCGATTAATTATACGGTTTCAGTATTTCCACCAGTTGAACCAGAACCAGCTGTTAATTTTGCAAACGCTTTGTCGTCTGCAATATGGAACGCAACGTCCATAGTTACACGTAATGCAATCAATTCTTGCTCGAATAGGTTGACTGGAGAACCATCAGCATTTTGAACAGTTGATAATTGACCATCTTCTGAAATTTTATAAGACAAGTTGTAAGGGATGCCGTAGAATACTTTGTTGAAATCTCCAGCGTATAAGTCACCTTTTTTAAATTGGTCTGATTTAAGGTCAACTACAGGTAATCCATCTAAAGTGTTGCTTGCGCGGTCATAGTAGCTTTCTTTAGTATCTTTATCGCGAACTCCACGTAACGCAGTACGGTTTTGAGTTTTAGATAAGAAACCGTTAGGTTCAACATCGTGTTCCAATAAAGCGTCCTCTAATGCTAATACGTTATCTAAGTTAATATCGCCATTCACAACATTTTTAGAAGAAACAGCTGATTGTTCAACGGATTGTTTGAACGGGTTATCAATGTTTAATAAACCGGCCTCATCAAACTTTTTGTAGAATTGTTCTGCAATTTGAGGTTTCATTGCTTCAAAGAAACGAGAATAAGTGTAGTTTAAGTATTCACGTGACGCTAAAACAATTACAGCTATTTTGTGTGAACGCATAGATGCTTCAAGTAAGCTAGGTTTAGAAGTTTGAATTTTTTGACCTTCTCCTACCCAGTAAGCACCTGGTTTATCTGCCCAGTAAGTGAACTTTTTCTCTGACTTTCCGCCCATATCTTGGTATTTACCTAATTGCATGATTTTAGAGTTTTGTAATACATCTAAAAGAATGGGCTCATTGAAATCGTTTAACAATTCCCCTTCTTTGTGCTCATGCATCATTACATTATCTGGATTGAATGTTTGTGGGTTTACTTTTACCATTTAAAATGCCTCCAATTTATTGAATTATTCTATTTTGTCTTGCTATTTCTGCAAAACTATCGCTTGTCTTTTTGTTACTAGATACATCACTTTGTTGTCCAGACGGCGTTGATTGACGAGTAGCTTCTTTTACTTGTTCTTGAACAGCTCTGTCAAAATCTTCTTTAATCGAATTGACAACTTCATTGATTTGTTCGTTATCTTCCAAATGAATTAAAGACTGTGCAAACGAAGTAGGTAGACCTTTTTCTTTTAAGTCACTTTCTACATCAGATTTGAGTTCACGCAATTTAAATTCTTTTTCCTTTTCAGCTAAGGCTTGTTCGCGTTTCTCAATTTCTTTGTCTTTCTTCTCTTTTTCAGTTAACTTAGCGTAGCTTTCAGCCTCTTTTTTAGCTTCTTCACGAGCTTTGTCTAGTTCTTGCTGGTGCTTACGATCACGTTTAGAAAGAGCAGTCTCGACAGCTTTACTGATTTGAGAATCTACTTCGCTCCTTGTATATGTTTCTTGCTCTTGATCGCTATTGTTTTCTGGCTTCTTATCATTACTTTGTCCAGGTTCACCTTCGTCATTGTCAGCGAAGAATTGTAAATTTAGATTTAGTTTGTCATTTAATTTCATTTGTTTATCCTCCCGTTCAGTCTTAAATTCAATGTTTAATCGCATAAAAATAGCACCCCAATTAGTCAATTAAGCCCAATTAGTGTGCTAGATATATTTGATATTCGCATTTGATTTAAGCCCGCTCAGTATTTTTTAATATTGAGCAGTTTAACGACTTACTGAGGTCGAGTAGGTTAACGTATACTACTGACGAGATATTGGCGCGGTAACGCCAGGACCAACTGCTTCACGCTTTGACATAAGTACCACCTCAGATGAAGTTTTTAGGTTTAAACTCTTTCTTCTCAGGTTCTTTCTTTTTCGCTTGTGCTCGGTTACTAGGGTTTGTGTCATTCAGACGCTTGAGTTCTTTTTGAATGCCTTCAAGGGCTGCAGCAATACGTTCGTTATACACCACTACCACCCTCTTGAATTGCATCAACAATTTTGTCTATTTTTTCTTGTGTCGTCATACTATCTTTGATGATATCTGAAGGCTCTTTGTTGAAGATTTGATTATATTCATCGTAAACATCATCTAGCCTGTCTTGTAAGTAACTTTCGTCATACTTGTCATACTCGTCGATTGTATCACCATCAAGTTCAGTGACATCATATAGGCCTTCCTCTGTTTCGTAATCTTCTTCGTACTCATCTTCTAATGCATCTTCAGGACCGCCTAGCCCCTCTAGGAATTCTATATCCTCTTGATCAAAGTCATCAGAAAAGTCGTACTCTTCTTCCCAGTTTTCATCTTCTTCAAATTCGTCGTCATCTTCCATGAAATCATCTTCATACATGTCATCTTCTTCATCACTGAAATCAGTGTCTAGCACTTCTTCTTCTTCCCAATCAGCATCTTCATAATCCCCTACGGAATTATCAACAATTTCTTCTGCTACACCTTCATTAGTAACTGGCGGTGTATTTGTAAGATTATTATCATCTGGCATTTACAACACCTCCTTTTAATTATTTAACAACGCCTCCGAAATATCTTCCTTCGCGCTCTTCAAAGAACTTATCACGCCAATCAGGATCGATGTGTGGCGCGACAGCACTCCGACAAAAAGGATGCATTGGCGGAGCGTTCACACCAGGCTTCATATCTTTGACTTTAAATACTTTATTGTTTAAGTGCCTACAGGTTTTTGTTGTCTTACCATCAATCTTAGCGTGATATTCATATTCTGCATCAGGTCCATGTTGTTCTAACATATGACGCTTTGCAGCTAACGTTTGCACTCTAGCAGTTTCTGTTATGAGTAAACGTCTTATTTCGTAAGTACTATTACCTGTTTCTTTTCTGAACTCTTTCACAAACTCATAAGGGTGTCGTCCTCTTAACAATACCTGGCTTGTAGCCTTTTCAACATGAGCACGAACAACTTTCATATCACGCCATAAACGACGTGACCAATTAGAGTTTTGAAATGGAGCAGTGACAATTGTTTTTACATCGTTGAGTGATACATGTATTGTTTCGCCTAAAATACCTGCTTGTTGCTCAAGAGAACGATAATAGGATGATTCCATGTAATTATAAATAGATTGCTCTATATGAGCGTATGAGTACGTTACAATGAGCCCTAACTGTGCTTTAAGTAACTTCTCTCTATTCACATACATCGCTGTGTTGTATTGTTTAAGTTCTCTGTTCGCTCTATCGCTAAAGTCATTGTTTTTAACGTATGACCTTGCTTTATTAGCAAAAGATTGAACGTCGAAAGTATCTACCTTCTTTTTAGCTTCGGAAATAGAAATACCTTCACTGTCTGCGTATCTTGCATAGAACTTAGATATCTCATTCTCTATATCGTCAATCATGTTGTTAACAATGCGTTCAATCTCTTGACTCATTTCCTTATCGCTCATTGTCTCATCTTTAATGATTTCTTGAGCTCTTTTATCCCAATAAGTCATGTATTATCACCCCTTATTGTCAGGTGTTTCGTCATCTTCTTCCGATGGTTGGCTATCAGTTAGATCATTGAACATCAACTCATCAGAATGTTTTATCTTTTCTTCTTGCTCTTTTCTAATACGTTCAACTTCATCTTTAGGATTGTCTATGAAAGAAACCAGAGACATTAATGTTCTCTGACTGATTTCTCCACCAGAATTGATGTACATTTGCATTTCTTCTGTCAGTGACTTAGGCAAGTTTCTTGTGAATGTGAATATCAAGTCTCTAAGGTTGTCCTTATCTATTTCTCTATTGATACTCATAATTTCTCCAACTAACTTGTAACGTCTAACTAAGCCTTTTCGAAATAGACCTTCTTTAATCGCTGTACGTTGTTCTAAACCAAATAGCTTATATTTCATGGCTTCTCCAGATTGTTGACCTCCAAAGTTTTCATCAGTCATATCTGGTGTGTTAGTAAGTGTATGAATATCTTTAGCAATTCTTGTTTTATATGCTTCAACACCACTTACATCATATTGTTTGTAGATATATTGAGCGTCTACATTACCTTCTGTTACTTTATCATCTACCGTTGCATATTCAGGAGGTGCTAGATGGAACACATTAGCCTCTTTTTGCAGTGTCGCTACTTCTTCATTTAGGTCAACGTTGCCTTTGATGAGTAGCATTGCATCATTTAAATCACTCATGTAGTTAGCTGTATCTGATTGTGCCTCATCATATAAGTCAATAAGGGGTATGACCTTTTCAAAGTCTCCGCGTCGCTTTTCATTATTGCTAAACTCTGTAATAGTTACTTTGCCAAACGAATGAGCTTCAGGAGGTTTACGCTCTGATAACTCTAAGTTAGTAACACTGTTTGCCGCAAAGAAATATGTTGCTTTATCAGTAATGACATCGACATAGTAAATGTTGTTTGTTTTCTCATCAGGGCTGTGCGCTTCTTCTTCATCGACTTGCCAATATCTAATTGCCATTAAACTATTTTGTTCAATGCTCGTATCGTATATAACAAATGTATTACGTGGGTCTGATTTATAAATTCTAACTTCATCTTGTTGATTACGTATGATGTATTCATAAGCGCGACCGAATATAGATAAATCTAACCCCAGTGAACGATTGTGACTATCAATGTCGTTTATTGCATGCAACTGATCTATTTTATCTTGTGTCATATTGCCTTCGGATTGTACTTGTATGGCATGACCGAAGCAGTAACCATTAATAAAGTCTGTAATGTAAGAAGCAAAGTCATGAGCAGCTCTATTATCTGCTAAGTGCTTTTCTCTACGCCTTTTGTTACGCATGATATTGAAGTTTAAACCTTGATAGTAATCATCTAGCATTTGAAGTCTAGGCACTTGTGCTTCTAAATGATGACAAATAAAGTCGCTGATATCGTTTCTGTTGTCTAACAAGTCTTGTGTTGTTCCATCGTATTTATATACTTCTACTGCGTCACGTCTGTATATCTCATCACGCATTTGTCGTCGTTCAATATCTCTTTCGAAATTGTTTACGTGTGCCATGTGTTACCTCCTTATAAGCCCATAGCCTTTGCTCGGCTAATATTCTTCTTAATATTGACATTCGTTCTGTTATTTCTAGGGAAATGGAATTCTTCTAAGCTATATCTCAATGCATCCATTAAATGGTTATTTGCATCTATCGGCTTATTTAACCAGTTACCGTCTTTGTCTTGGTCGAATGTATATGTGTTTAATTCTTCTATCGTATGTTCACATGTTGGGTGTACATATATTTTGAAACCTTGTATAAATTGAACACCTTGCATGATAGATCCTTGCCCTTTAATAGATGGTTTAAGGTTAGATATACCTTTACGTTTAATTTCTGTTATCAATCGCTTCTCTGCACTATCTGCAATTATCTTTGCGTTTTTCAATCCTTTATCGAGATACATTTGATATATCTCATCAGTTAGCATACCTCTTTGATAATGCTCATCGTATATCCATAATTCTTTATTCTTTAAGTCAACGATAGTACTGATAAGTGTTGTAGGATCTTGAGTGAAACCAAAGTCACTGCCATGAGCCACAACTTGCTTTTCTTTCAATTTCTTAACCCAGTCAAACTCCTTAACCTCGAAATTCTCAAATACTAATCCTTCTGCTACTCCCCAATCTCCATCACAAACAATTCTTGCACGTCTAGGGTTTGTTCTATACAAATCCTCATAACGCGCAATATCGACCTCATCAAGCCATTCATTTACTCGATAGGTTGTTGTATATGAAAATGTGTTGTTCAACTTAGTATCTTCATCAAAGAATGTAGGTTTAAGCCAATGTCTCTCACTCCATGGGTTGAATGTAACTGTTATCTGTTTAAAAAAATCAGAATCATCAATAGAACCACGTATAGATTCTACAACTGTACTAAATTTATCAAACGTTTCTATCTGATAGGCTTCTTCAAACCAAGCCCAACATAGTATGCCATTTTCTACTGTTATAGATGTTATTTTCAAAGGATCATCAAGACCTCTAAATAATATTTTTTGGCCAGTGGGTTTATACGTTATCTCCGGTAAACTATCGTTAAACTTAAATAAGTGGGTTACGCCTAATTGGTTAGTAGCCCAACGCAAATCCGTATATGTCGATTGCTTGTTTGTATTACTGAAACGTCTAACTACGAGTAAGTTAGCCCACTCATACTCCATTAGTCTGTATATAAAGTTTAACGCAGTTGTCTTAGACTTCTTACTCCCACGACTACCTTTCACCACTCGATAAAAGTTTTTGTTGTGCCAGAACTCGTTGTACCCGCTACCGATTGTTTTTGTAATACTTAATTTTTTATCAGTCATTGGCTGGCACATCATTTATGAAAGTTGGAGTGATTACTTCTGCCTCAACTTTATCAGTAGGTTTATGTCCCGTTCTGTCTAAGATGTCACTTGCTGCGTTGTATCTGACTAACTCACTTTTAGCAGTCAGTAAATTTTCCATTGTCTTAATCGCTTTACCCGTCAATCCTTTTAGTAGATTACGTTCAGCATTAAGCAATTCTTCTTGGAACTCTGCATTTTTTCTCCAATTTGCTACGGTTTGTCTAGCTACTTTTAACTCTCTAGCTATTTCATTCTGATTTAAATTGTTTTCAACCATTAAAGCTATAGCTTTGGTTTGTTTTGAAGTAAGCAATAAAATCACCCCCAATGTCAAAATTAGTTAAAGTTTTTATACACTCATATCACACGTTTTAAATGTCATATCAGCATACAAAAACCTACCCGAATTGTCTTTCGGATAGGTCAGAAAGGAGAAAAATTATGTTCGATCATTTGAAAGGAATAAAAATAGAAAGGTTTACATGAGTAAGTCGTTTAATAACTTACACTATCATAATACACCGATTATAAACGGACTTGCACACTTCAAAAGTCCACCTTACACATAACCTATGAATTCTGCCAATCTATTTATCATCGCGTCACGTCGTCTTAATATACTCGTCTTACTTGTACCGAAGTAGTCAGCTATATCCTCCCACTCATAACAACCTATAGGGCATTCCCAGTATCTCAAACGCATTAAGTCTTGTGTATCTTCATCCGATTCATATATAAGCTTATCTACACCTTTTACAATATTACGTAAGTTGTTATAACGATTGTCACTTAATTTCTTGATTGATTCTCTCTCAATAGGATTGTTTGGTATATTACTCTTACCTGCACCTACATTCTCGGGTTCGTGGTTTTCTAGTAATTCATACTCTCTTACTTTTAACTCTCGTCTATAGCGTTCTATGTTCTTGATATAATCTTCTAGTTTCTTTATATCGTGTCGTTCAATCGTTATCATACTTACCCTCCATTCTACAACTTATCTTTCAAGGTCTTAATCTCATAATCTTTCACTTCTAACTGATGTTTTAGATCATTCTGTTCAAGCATTGAGCCGAACAGAAGCAACACCAATATAATGATTGCTATTACGCCCCACATATTAATAACCTCCGTATATGCCATTCAAATGAACGTGGTCGTTTTCGTCGAAGTCCTTAGGCACTTCTACCTCATCATTTGCAGTTAACTTATAATACACTTCTCTGCCCATCCATTTACCTAACTCATACATCATTAATGTGATAAATATTTTAAGAATATGCTTAATTACTCCGTTTTTGTAGTCGCCTTTTTTAAAATGCTTTTTGATGCATTCTCTACTCATCAACGCGTTGGTATTAGTTTCTTTATAATTAAATTTTTTACCGTTTTTTAAAATTATTGGATTTTTCATCTTTTTGATATCAACAATATCTCCTGGCAAATAATTTTCGTTTTCATTTACGATAAATGATTTAATGCAAGTGTATTTAGTCATGTGCTCACTCCTTTTTACTCTTTGCGAAGTATTCTTTTAATCTCTGATACTATATCCTTACTCTTTAAGGTCTGCTTCTTTGATGAATGTGCCATTGATTGTCTTTCCTTTTCTTCCTTTGATTTCGTCATAAGCAAATTGTAAACACTCCTGTAAGGTCATATCATGTTGTTGCGCTAGTATAATTAGTGTAACCACCGTATCTCCTATTCCGTCTTTCAATGCGTCCGTTTGCCCACGTGATAATGCTGATGCCACTTCTCCGGCTTCTTCATAAAATTTAAGTGCTTGTCTATCTGAATTACCGTTGTGTAAATCTTTATCGATACTCCATTGTTGTACTTGTTCTACTAATTGATCTAATGTGTTCATTTATTGTTCCTCCTCAAAATCTTCTATTGTTTCTTTTATATTATCCATGAAATCCTCTATACTTTTTCTTATATCTTTACCACTGCAATTGTCAGGATCTTCCATAGTTTCGTGTCGCAAATTTACTAATCTCACTAAAACCATACCAAACAGTTCATTTAAACTATCTATTTTACTTGCTGCCTTTGCATCTTTATTCACTTCTCTATGAAACCCAACATCTTCTAACAAATCTTCGTCGTTTATCTCTATCTTTAAATTTAATTTCAAAACATTACACTCCAATATTTTTTATAGTCGTTTATTTATTACTCCCAGTATTTGATTAAAATATGTGAGTAATGATCGTCATAAACTTCCGCCCAATTAACTTGATAACCAACAATTTCATAATTTTTAATGTCATTTGATTTTAAAAATTCATTTACATCACTATCCACTTCCATTGATGTACGCTCGAATTCTTTAACCTTCCACATCACTACCACGATCCAAATCGTTCATTTTAGTTTTTATAACTTTAAATGCAGTTGATAAGTTTTCAAAGTATTCAAATTGTTGTGGACTTTGTGCATAATATTTTCTATCACTAAAGGTCTCATTTCTGTCTAATACGTATTCCTTTAACTTATCCCACGCCTCTGCTTTCTTTTTCGTTTCTGCCATATCATTGATGAGTTCATCACGTTGCTTACGTAAACTGTCACGTTCATTTCTAAACTTCCACCAATCACTACGTGGATAGCTTTCGTCTAAATCTAACTCATTGTTTCTAATGAATTCTAATAATTGTTCCTTAGTTACTTCTGCCATTCCTCATACACTCCCTATTCTTTCTTATATCTTCTTTCTCAACTTTCATCGTCACTCTGCTTCCTGCTATTTTAACTACAAAGCCTTTGACACCTAACTCACGTAACTCCTGTTGTATTTGTGTAGGTGTCTTACCTTGTGTGTTGTATTTGTATCGTTGAGATACCGTGTCAGACAGTATCATGCGTTTAACTCCTCGTATTCGTCTGCCCACATATACATCAATCCGTCACTTACATGTTTACGGTTACACTTCCTTGCAATGTTGCGTCTGTCTATGAATAATAATTTTTGAGCTTCTACTGTACTTGCAAATTCTTCAACAATCTGGTTGTTATTATCGACAAGATATACCGGCTTAGATATACCTTTATTTCTGCGATACACTCTATATTTCTGTAATGTAGATTGAAATAGGTTATCTGCCATAAGATTGTTATACCTACTGTCCTTAGGGTACGCATGTAATCCATTTCTCAAATTACCGATAAACGTTTCATATACAATATCTGCTGCACGATACTTCTTATTCTTATAAATAACTGTGGAAATACCGTTACAACCATTCGCAAATTTATATTTACCATCAGGCCTTTTCATTCTGCCTAAGTTGCTTACATATAAGTCGTACTTATCGCTGTACTTCCAAATTTCATCTTTTGCTACAACTCTTTCGTTAAACGCCTGTTTCTTATTCACTCTCGGCATTGCGTCGGTAAAGAAGCACTTTAATTTATCGTTATATGTGCCACGTTCTTTTTGATACCACAGTGTGTTGAGTGGAATACCTGTAACGTTGTGCAAATGAGTTAAGGCTGTCTTAGTCACTGTGTGAGTAAATGGCTCGTACATATACACCATGCTTACCCCTCCCACTTCTCAAATGCTCTGTTTAGATACCAACGCGCCTTGTCTAAATCTTCTTTTCCGTTCTTACGATTAGCTCGACTGATATACTTAATTGCGTTACCAATAGCAAATGCTAACTCTGGTTTGTAATCTTTAGTAACCTGCTCTATGAAGTCTATGATTTCTATATCTCCATACGTGTAATTCGTTGGGCGGTTAACCTTGTCATCTAATATCTTTTTAGTTCCTTCATTTCCATTAGGTAATGAGTAAAAATCATAACAATCATCAATAGTCCAAGTTCTCCCGTCAATTGCTTCTACATCAGCAACCCATTTATCTATATCAAGACTTGACTGAACTAAACGATAAACATTTTTTATTTGCACTGTAATTTCAACACCGTTAACTTCTTGGATTCTGATTCTATCGCCTATAATCAAATCTTTAATGCTCATGATCTAACCACCTTTCTAGGGAATATGTCATTCTCCATAAGATGCTTGCACCATTCACCACGAGGGTGTTTTTGAGGCACTGTGAATAAATGTGGTTTCTTACGTTTCAACTCTTGTAATCTACGTTGTGCCATTCTCTCTTTATAACTAGCGATTCCGTCCTCTTTAGGTTTTAAACTATCCCATTCACTACGTCTTACTCCCAAAGGAGCTTCTATTGCATCTTCAAACTTCCAACCAGAAGCTAATCTTTGTCTTAAGATATCGGGATTGATATCTGCTTCTTTCATTTTCTCTACTACATTAGGTGTAATAGAGAAGTATTTATTTTTAACTCTCATTTTTGTTGCTTCCATTTATTCCACCTCTATTAATTCAACTAGTTTAAAATCTTCGCTCATCAACTCTTTGTCAGGGTTCTTACTGATTAAATCTAAAATCCGCTCTTTTTCTTCATCTCTCGTAATATGATTGTTTATCCATACTGGATATTTACATCTCACTTTGAGTGTCGCTTCAACTTCAATTGTTTCTTCTCTGTTAGCCATTGCTCATCACCTACCATTTCGCCATCTTTCCAGATGAGTTCAACCGTTCCGTCATCGTTTACTAGATGGATAGTTCTTATATCTAGTGAATGTTCAGGATTTCTATCAGTTAATTGTTTAACCGAGCAATTTTCATGAACGACCGCCACGTCTCTGCCACTTTTTCGATCAAAAGAAATTTCTAAACATTTAGGGAGTTTTGTTTCTTCCGTAACTTCTTCTTCGATTTCTACCGTGTAAGTATTGTCATATGGGTAATAACTCACAAATTCATTTATAGTTACTTCTGGTTCGAATGAAAATATTTCACCATCACTCGTATAACCGTTTAACTCTACTGTTGTTTCTTCTTTTTTTAATAAATACTTTAAAAATTCTTTAGGTTCTAATGCTACTTTTCGTTTAATCTTTACCATTCTTCTTCTCCTTTTTGCGCTTTCTGCGTGCTTTTAATAGTTCTTCATACGTTATCCACTCTTGACCTGTATATTTAGGTGCTTCACATATCCATGTAAGTGGTATATCTCTGTTTTGATACCTGAACATCTTCGCTTTCATCTTCGCTACTGGTGTCGGCATACCTTTTACATCTATAACTTCCAGCAACTTGTCGTCTTTCCATAAAGCAAAATCTGCTACATAATAAATAGGTTTGTTTCCATCAAATTTAGGTTGTAATTCATACTTAGGTTGCAACTCGATACGATCATATCCATCACCTAAGTTACGTTCTAAATGTTGGTAGTAGTCGCATTCAATTTTGCTATCGAACACAAAACCTTTATATTCAACTTTTTTAGAATTGTATTTACTCAAAACTCCACCTCAAAATAATAATTCGTTAATTGTTATCTGTTGTTGCAATTCTTCTTTTCTGAAAAGCTTATGTTTGCGTTTCAGTTTTTCTAGTTCATCTTTCGTTACTGTTCCTGAGAATGTGTTTCTAAAGTGTATGCCTGCATAGTTACCTAGTTTGAATGTATCTTCTCCTAACGGCGTTACACTGCACATCTTCCAACCGTCAATCTGATATAACGTGTATTGCTTTTTAAGTCCGTCGATAAGTCCCATCTGATTGCCTCCACTTCGTTTCATTCATGATTAACTCTTTCACTTCTTCATAATCGTCAAAGGGTTTAATGGTTCCAGTATCAAGCAGCCTTTTAACTGCCCACCCAGACTCGATTAATATTTTGGCTATGATTGGATCTTCTTTATAATCCTCTCGATACATAAAACCTAAAAGTTGCTGATACTCATAAACTTTCATCCATAAAACCTCTGCGTTTTCTTGTAGAAATCAAGGTGTGCCACCCCTGTTTCTCCGTCTTTATTTTTAGAAATAATGAATTCAATTTCCGACTTGCCTGTAATGTTGTCTTGTTGGTCTTGGTCGTAATAATCGTCACGGTATAAGAAGAAAATCATATTCGCGTCTTGCTCAATTCCTCCTGCTTCTCTTAAATCAGACATCATCGGACGCTTATCACTACGACTTTCTACACCTCTACTTAATTGAGATAGCGCGATAATGATACAACCTGTTTCTTTAGCTATAATTTTTAAATCACGAGAAATCTTTTCAACTTCTAATCGTCTATCACGTTGAGGGACATCTGACTGCATGAGTGTAAGATAATCAATAAATATAACGTGAGGTTTATCTGTTTTCTGTGAAGCAACTTCTCGAACATCTTGTGGTGTCATTTGTGCTTGGTCCTCAATCTTTAAAGAATTACATTTTTTAATTTGATCTATAGCAGACATTACCGATGAAATTTCATCATCATTTAATCCGTTACCTTGCTTGATTTTAGATAGTGGAATATTTGTTATTGTTGCAACTAATCGCTCAACCTGACCTGGTTCAAAACCAATGATTTTGTTATCTATAGAAGTAATACCAGTTTTAATAAATTGTTTTGGTTCATCAGATAAAATATTTTCTACAACTTCAGCTAAAAAACTGTCGGTTGCGTCTGCTTTCTTTATCGTCATACCTTTTAATTTTTCCAATTCTTCTACCAAATAGTTAAAGTTTTCTTTATTTGGCATTGATTGATACTCTGAGACCCTCTCACGAGCCTGTGACAAGACGTATTCTTGTAATAGGTTCAATTGGTCGTCCATAAAAAACGCTTTGTCAGTGCCCTCTGAGTTGTATAAACGACCTAATCGGTCAGTTGATATAAAATCTTTATCTTCTCTACTTTTAAAATAGATTTGGTTTACATCGACTTTCCCCTGATCTAGTGCATACTCAATGAACACTCTTAATTTTTCATCAGTAAACATTTCGGGTTTCAATCTGAATTTACCTAGTAACTCTGGGTTACGCATGAGGTTAGATATAATAGATTCTTCGGTACTCAACACATCAATACTCATCATCTAACCCCCAATCCTCTTTCATCTTTTGCCATTGTTTTCTTAATTGTTGCCTTCTCTCTCTAAACTCTTTATCGTGCTGCATTCTGTATTTATCAGTCTGTTCTTCTGGTATCACTGCGCTTTCCATTTCTGGTGGTTTACGATCAATAATTTGTGCAATCGTAGGTTTATAACGACTTTCTCTAATATATTTCTTAGTTTTGTGTAAAGTTCTGTCGTAATCTCCGTATTGTGTGAGTTGTTCTATCCATATATCTGTTTTAGTTTTGTTAGTATTGAAACCCATGCCATAGACATCTTCTAAAACTTTTAATATAGATGCTGCCTGCTTGATAGTCATTGGCATTAATTATCACCCCTCCATCAAATCATCTAGGATATTTCCTTCTTTTTTTGTTTTTTGTACAGTTTGATTCAAGTATTTATCAAAGTTACTTTTTCTAAATAGTGTTGATGGTTGTAAATAATCTTTCATAGAATCAACATTGATCCATTCAGCTACTTTGTTATCTATGACTTTCAAGAAATCTTCTTTTGAGTATCCCTCGTTAAATCTAGCTTTGATTAATTCTTGATTTGCTTTAGCTCTAAAATTAAATCTCTTACCTGTATATCTATTTAGATATTCAATAATCTCTTTGTATGTGAAGTGGCCGACTCTATTACTATTATTATTAGTTAAATCATTATTAGTAGAATCATTATTAGTAGTTGCAGGTTTCGCGACGTCGCGTTTCGCGCTGTCGTGATTCGCGCTGTCGTGA